AAAAAATTTACGCTGAGGAAATCGCGGTTATCGTCCCCATTCCAGAAGCGGTGTTGGATGATAGCGATTACGATATCTGGGGCGAGGTTCGGCCTAGACTCCAGGAGGCATTCGGAAAGGTCATCGACGCCGCTATTCTGTACGGCACGGACAAGCCGACTTCTTGGCGTGATGGCCTTGTCCCTTCTGCCACTACCGCAAGCGCTGTTGTGACCGCTACCAGCGACATTTTCAAGGACATCATGGGCGAGGGCGGCGTGATTGCCAAAGTGGAGGAGAGCGGCTATATCCCCAACGGCGTAATGGCGGCTATCCAGATGCGCGCCAAGCTGCGCGGCCTTGTGGATAAGAACGGTCAGCCCATTTTCAAGACCGATATGCAGGGGGATACCCGCTACGCGCTGGACGGCATGAGCATGTACTTCCCCGTGAACGGTGCTTACGACCCGGAGGAATCCCTAGCTATCGTGGGCGACTGGAGCCAACTGGTCTACGCCATTCGGCAGGATATGACCTTCAAGATTTTCGACAGCGGCGTGGTACAAGATCCCACCACTGGCAATATCCTTTATAACCTGATGCAGAACGACATGGTGGCCCTCCGCGCCGTCATGCGGCTGGGCTGGGAGATTCCAAATCCCATCAACGCCTTCAACGTCGGCAATGAGAACGCCTTCCTTTTGCTGTTTACGCACCGGCGGGGGGTTAATAGGGTCTGACACTTTAACGCTATTCCCCAGCGGTCAGACCCTATTGGGGAAACAGGTTTCCGAGCTTGTGGGTGATGACCTGAAGGTCTATGCGAACGGCGCTGTAACGGGCACATTTCATTATGTGACCAACTACACCGAGTTCAGCAGCGCCCCGGACGAGCAGAGCGGGTATTATTTCCCGTTTCACCTGACAAAGACCGGAACACAGATGACCTTCAAGAAAAATGGCTCTCCCACAAAGGAAAACATCCTGTTTGACGCGGACATTGTCTTCCAGGTGACCAAGGATGACACCTTCGAGGTGCTTGTTGATGATTCCAGCGTAGCGAAATTTAGTTTCACTGGGGCGACGTTTGAGCCGCAGGCTAAGACGAAAGCCCGTGCGAAGAAGTAAGGAGGCGGCCTGATGGCTTACGCAGATTATGAGTATTACACTGCTGCGTATCTAGGCAAGACTATCCAAAAGGCTGACTTCCCTCGTCTGTCCCTGCGTGCAAGTTATTTCTTGGATTACTACACGCAGGGGCGGGCGGCCTCAAACAGCGAGTTGGATGCACTGAAAATGGCCTGTTGCGCCGTGGCAGAACAGTACCAGAGCATCGACCTTGCCCAGCAAGCGGCCCTGAATGCTCTTAAAAACTCCGCAAATGCTGGAGAGGCCGGAGAGTTGCAAAGCCAGAGTGTGGGTAGCTGGTCCAAAGCTTACCGAAGCGGCGGTGAAAGTGCCAGCAGGCCACGGCAGTGGCTCAGTCGGCACAAACACATCTTGCATCTGTTGCAGCGCAGTATTTAGCCGGTACGGGCCTTCTATACCGTGGAAGGGGGTGCGGCTATGGACATGTTCCCCCATGTTGTGACGGTCTATAACACCTACGTTGAGACGGACCATTCCACCTTTGAGGAGACCACAGTGAACCACATCACTGTCCTACGGGGAGTCCTCCTGGATGCCTCTAAGGGTTCCAATGTAACCAAGAGCGGGCTGGAAAGCGCGGATGCAGTCAACCTGTACATTCCATTTTCGGTTGAGGCGTTGGACGGTGTGACAGGCATCCAAAGAAGGTATGTCGGGCCAGTCGAGTTCTGGAAAGCAGATGATAAAAGCGACCTATGGACGCTCTCTGTGGCCCGTGATAGTTTTTTCATCAAGGTGAGGCTATACACCCGGAATGGACGGTAGAGACCATAGAGGCCGACTACGACGGTGTGTACGATATTACTAAAGTCGATGAAAAGGACTTCGGCGGTGAAATGGCTCACTGGGAAGTTGGTGGGGTTTAATGCTGAAATTCAGTTTCCGCGCCGAAGGGCTGGAAGCAATCAGGGACAAGTTGGATGAGGAGTGCACCAAAGCGGAGCATACTGTGGCACTCCAGGTGCGGAAGGACACATCACCATATGTTCCGATGCTTACCGGATCATTGGACAAACGGACGCGGGTAGATGGTTCAGAAGTGATTTACCCAGGCCCATATGCACGCTACTTATATTTTGGAAAACTAATGGTAGACCCGGCTACAGGTAGCAGTTATGCATCAAAGGGCACAACAAAGGTCTTGACTGACAAAAACCTTGTATTTAATACAGCATCACATGCGCAGGCACAATCCCATTGGTTCGAAGCCAGCAAGGCCGAGAATTTGGATAACTGGATTCGGACGGCGGATAAGGCGGTGAAACGTGAACTCTGAGAAAAAAGAGAAACCCCGCATGCTGGCGGCGACAGAAGAAGTGGATAAAATCTCCCGCTCCATGCTGGTGTGGGCCAATACCTTCCCGGAAAAGCCGGTGGACATCATTAAATATGAGTTTCTGTCCGCTGACCAGGGAGACGAGACCGGTATGGCATTGTCTACCATCCAGGGGACCTATATCACAAAGCGGTTCATCCTGGGCGGCTATCAGGCGGAGTACCAATTCAAACTAATTTATCGTATTAAGCCTGGGCGCAGCAACGACAAGCGCCTGGAGGCTGACGAGCTACTGAACCACTTCGGTGACTGGGCAAGAAAAAATCTTCCTGATTTGGGAGACGAGATTCGGGCGCTCCGAGTTGAGCCCACCACACAATCCTCTAAATTTGCCGCTTATGAGGACGGTTATGAAGACTACCAGATTTTGATGAAACTGACATATGAAGTTGGCGTTTGAAAGGAGAAAAACAATGCCTGAGTCTGATTTGACTTTTAATACTACGCCGGGCCAGACCGTAGGCCGTGAAATGTTAATTGCTTACCTAAACACTGGAGAGAGCTCTACGCCTACTTGGTCTCCAATCGGTAAGCGTGTAGAGGACAGTTCAGCCGAATACGACTGGCAAACAGAAACCAAAGTTGATATTTTTGGAAATACCTATACCAACGGGAAGAAACCAACCATTACACAAACCTTTGACCCATGTGAGTTGGATGCAGATGACGCAGCACAGGAAAAAATCTGGAACCTTGCTATCAAAGATCAGAACGTGAACGCTTTGATGAATCAAGATATGCTTATTGTCCATCTGTATGCGGGGACGGCCGGAACAGCGGTATTTGCTGAAAGATACTCCTCATGCTCTATTTTGCCGTCCGGGCTCGGTGGTGAAGGCGGTGGCACAATTGGGATGCCAATTGATGTTACATATGGCGGCACTAGAACTGTTGGTACAGCATCGATTAGTGATGGAACTGTGAAATTCACACCGGGAACCGTGGAGGTTTAACTTATGAAGGAACTGAATTTTGACTCCGGCCTTGTTACATATTCTTTGAATGGCAAGTGCGAGGTGTCGTTCAACCCCACTGACAGCAACTTCGTTGAGCGGCTGTACTCCGCTTTTGAGGATCTGGACAAGAAGCAGGAGAGCTACAAAGCACAGATCGAGAAGATGGTGGACAAGAAGGAAATCTTCGAGTTTGCCAAAGAGCGGGACGCTGAAATGCGCGGCATTATTGACGGCGTGTTCGAGGCCCCTGTGAGCGAGTCTGTCTTCGGCGGCATGAATGTCTATGCCATTGCCAACGGCCTCCCTGTCTGGTGCAACTTGATGATGGCGGTCATGGATGAGATTGATACCACTTTCACCAGAGAGCAGAAGCTTACTAACCCGCGCATCAGCAAGTACACAGCGAAATACCAGAAGTATCAGAAGAAGTAATCAAAGGAGCACGCCATGAGCTATGGACTTCCAAAAAGCGTGGAGATAGACGGGCAGGAGTTTGCTATCCGCTATGATTATCGGGTTATCCTAGACATTTTCGAGGCCATGAACGACCCCGATTCCAGCGAGGAAGACCGGGCCCTTGACGTGCTCCAAATCTTCTATGTGGATTTTGACGAGCTGACCGACTATGACGCGGCCATAAAAGAGGTTTTTCGATTCATCAACGGCGGCGAGGAGCCACGGAAGCAGAAAGGCCCCCACCTTGTGGACTGGCCTATGGACTTCCCCCGCATCATTGCCCCTATCAACCGTGTGCTGGGCTATGAAGCCCGCGCTGTGGACTACGACATCGAAACCAACACGGGCGGCATCCACTGGTGGACTATCCTCGCGGCCTATGCGGAAATAGGGGACTGCCTCTTTGCCCAGATCGTCCGCATCCGCGACAAGAAGGCAAAGGGCAAGCCGCTGGACAAGTCTGACAGGGAGTTCTACCGAAAGAACCGTGACATTATCGACATCAAGCAGACATACAGCGAGGCGGAGAATGACCTCGTCAACCTCTGGACGGGCGCAAAATGAAACCGCCCCAGGAGGGGCGGCTATGATTATCGTATCGTGCATTTTGTCAACTGAACTTGAGCAAGAGGGATTCCATCGCACTCACCAGCGATAGTGATGTAGTCTCCATCCTTTAGCTGTGCAATCAAATCCGTTTGGTCTCCATCCTTCGGGAAGAAGCACTGTATAGGATAAAGGCCATAACCGTCATTTGTTTCGAGCGAAATGCAAGGTGCTTTTGTTAAAACATCCTGCCCGATGTTTTGAATTGTGCCAGTCACAACCAAGATTTTATCCTTATACAGCGCATCGGCATTCACTGCATTCTCCTTATATGCCGCCCACAAGCTGTTGGCTGAGATGGTAATTTCCTCCGGATGGATGTTCTGCGCTAAATTATCGGATGGCTGCGTGGGTGTAGTAGTTGATTGGCTTGGACTATAGCCATCGTTTGACTGACTATCAGAGCGGCCCCCAAAAGTAAGAGATACAGCGGCAATAATAGCAACGACAATCACAGCTGCAAAGGCAACATTTCCCTTAATTTTTCTGCTTCTTTTTTCTGGGGCGTTCTCACTATCGAAAACAGCGGTTTCTGGTGTATTTGTTGCGTATTCACTCTCAACTACGAGGTGTGATCCAGATATTGCTGTGTTTACAACTTTTGCAGTGTCATCCGGCGATACGAGGATTGAAATTGAGCAGTCGATTTTACGCCCCTTTTGGAACGAAAGCGTATGGGGTCCATCTTGAGCGTATGCAGAAACGGTTGTGCCGTTTCTTAAAATCCCAACCACTTTGTCATCCAAAAGTACCGTGAAGTCGACAGCACATCCCCACGGCGATTTTTCTCTTGTAATAATGATTTCTTTGTACCCTTCCAATGTAAATCTCTCCCCTCAAGGTGGTGTTTAATGTGGCCGCTGACGGCTCCATCGTCATTGAAACCAATATTGACAATAAGAAAGCACAAAAAGAGCTGAATCAGCTTGCTAAGAAAATCCAATCGCTCGAAGATCAACTTACGTCCAAAAAGCAGGGAAGGTTTCCTTTAGTAGAAAACCTCAACGTTGTAAATGCGGAGTTGGAGGAGGCCAGGAAGCAGTTATCCATGCTCCAGGACGAACAGAATGCTATCAATGCCGCCATGAAACCTGGTTCGTCCGCTGATGACTATATGCGTGCCTATTCTGACAGGCCTATGGTCGATTCCAAATTGAAAAAGCAACAAGAAAAGGTTGACGCAATTGAGAAAGAGTGGAGGCAGGCTGAAAAAGCGCTTTCAGATTATGATTCCAAAATTTCTGGATTAGAAGGAAAGTTGAACCTGGCAAAAGAGGAAGCCGGAGGGCTCCAGCAGAACATGGCAAAGTCCGGCCCTGCCGCCGCCAAAATGGCAAAATCAGTAGATAGAGCGCAAAAGAGCGCAAGCAAATTTTCCTCTCGCATGCGTGAAGTTATCAGAAGTGCGCTTGTATTCACGGTCATTACACAAGGTCTTGCGAAGTTCCGTGAATGGATGGGGAAAGTCATCAAAACAAATGACGAGGCTAGAGCATCTATTGCACGCCTAAAAGGGGCTCTCCTGACACTCGCCCAACCAATGATTGAGGTCATTATACCAGCATTTACAAGTTTTGTCGATATGTTGGCCCGTATAATTTCAATGGCCGCCCGGATTACTGCTGCGCTTTTTGGTACAACAGCAGAGAAAGCTGCGGACTCCGCTGAAAATCTGTATGAGGAAACAGAAGCACTTGAAAAAACGGGTGAGGCGGCTGAGGAGGCCGGGAAATCGCTCGCTTCTTTTGATGAAATCAACCAGCTTTCAGGGAGCAGCAATAAAAGCGAAAATCAGGCACAACAGGACCAATCAATCGAGCCAGATTTCTCTATTGTAAAAACCAGTATTCAGGATGCCCTTTCGGCCATCCTTGAGCTACTTACTGGTGCTGCCCTCCTTGCAATTGGTGCAATTCTTGTATTTACAGGAGCAAGTATCCCGGTCGGACTCGCCTTGATGGTAGCTGGTGCGCTTGCTATTGTGGATGCTGTTACATCGAATCCAGAAGCTATAAAGGCGTTATTACAAGGAGGGCTTGGTGAGGCCCTTTCTATTATCGGGCCTCTGGTTGCCGTGATTGGCGTTCTTTTGGTTATTACGGGACATATTCTTATTGGCATTTCGTTAATCATTATGGGCGCAGCAATTTGGGCTACGGGGGCGGCATCTGGAGACGAAGGAGACTTTATCCAAAATATTTTAACAAGACTTTCGGAGGCGGCCGCAGTCATTGGTCCCCTGATTGCCGTTTTAGGTGTTTTTCTTGTCATCACTGGACACATCCTACTTGGTGTGGCGTTTATTATCGCTGGAGCAGCCCTTTGGGCCGTGGGTAAAGCCGCAGGCGATGAGGGGGATTTTGTTGAAAACATAAAAACAAGACTTTCGGAGGCGGCTGTAGTAGTTGGCCCCCTGATCGCGGTTCTTGGTGTTCTCCTTGTAATCATGGGGAATATCTTAATGGGTATTTCCTTCATTATTGCAGGTGCGGCGATTTGGGCCGTGGGTAAAGCCGCAGGCGATGAGGGGGATTTTATACAAAATATCCTAACGAGATTGCAAGAGGCCGCAGAAGTTATTGGCCCATGGATTGCCATAATTGGCATAGTGCTCTTGGTTGCAGGTCAAATTGCCCTAGGAATCGGTTTAATTGTTCTTGGTATTGCGATCTTTGCATTTAGCAAGATGGAAATGGATGGCGGCGAATCGCTAATTGATACTATCGTTTCTGCACTGTCCGCGGCAATGGTAGAGATATCGCCGTACATTGCAATAATTGGCCTCGTTTTGATTCTGGTTCCAGGTATGCAGGGGATCGGCATTGCCTTGCTAGTTGCTGGAATTGGGTTGTTTATTGCTGGTACGGCATTAGCTGCATCCAATAGCACTGAAATGAAAAGTTGGGTTGAAGTGTTGCAGCTTGATCAGGTATCTCAGTGGGTATCTACGGCGCTCCTGCTCGCTGGTATTGCATTAGTGGCAATCGGAGCAATGACGCTTAATCCGTTTTTCTTGCTGGCTGGAATAGCCCTTTTAGGCGGTGGCGTTGCGCTCAAAGCATTAAACAGTAGCGGAAAAACAAGTAGCGGTTCCTTTTCAGCCAGATCCGGCTCAGGCCGAATGTCAGTACCAAGGCTTTCAATTGATGACGTTCCTGCCCTTGCAAAAGGCGCGGTCATACCGCCTAACAGAGAGTTCCTCGCCGTACTGGGAGATCAAAAGAGCGGGACAAATATAGAGGCTCCAACATCTGAGATTGAAGCCGCTGTTGCCCGTGGGATGCAGCGATATGGTGGTGGCGGCTCCAATATAGCTATCTTGGAAATCGACAAGCAGGTGCTTGGTCGCGTATCTTATCAAGCAACTCAGAGCGAAGTTCAGCGTATCGGCGTAAATTTGGTGGAGGGTTAAATGAGCTATATCAAATTGAACGGCATTGAGTTTGATGCAGATGTTGCAATTTCGACTTATAATCGAAGTTTCAATGTGCTAGATGGAGATAATGCTGGCCGAGTGCTTTCCGGTCGAATGATACGTGATGTTATTGGAACCTATCTTGGTCATAAGATTACAGTGTTTCGCAGAGGAGACAATTACGAAGGGTTGGATACCTTTTGGGACTATCTGTACCAACACTCAGTCGATGATAGCGTTATGTTGGAGGCAGCGGACGGACAGACAACCATCTCCTACGAGGCGTATTATACTAGCGCATCTCAAGACATGGAGAAGGTAGAAGGTAGCGTAAATTATTGGGGAGAAATAGAGGTAAGCTTTGTCCCGATAGACGCACAGGTCAAGCCGTAAAAAGTGAGGATAGGCGATGGCAAACAAAAACAAAATTGTGTATGGCGACAGAGTTTTTGAGGGCAACAAAATTAAAAGCGGAAATCTTCATATTGCAACATCTCTTCTATCTTCCTCTCTGGAAGCCAATACCTTATCAGTCGTAATTGAGACTGAGGACAGAACAATTACAGAGTTTGAGAGAAACGCTCCAATTGTTTATTTTTATGATGGCGTTCAGACCGGTGTGTTTTATGTGAAATCCATTGACCGGAATGGCCTAATACATATAAGATATCTGCAACAAGCGCAATTGGCTTTTATCTGAAAATCAGCATTATGGAGGAATCTACTCTGGAGAGACTGCATCCGAACTTCTTGCTTCCATATGCGGCACAATACCATACGAGATAAAAACAAATTTAGCAGACATAAAATTGTATGGTTGGTTACCTATCGCTACGGCAAGGGATAACTTGTCACAGGTTCTATTTGCAATTGGCGCAACTATTCGAACTGATCTAAATGGAGTTCTTCGGATTGCGGCCCTTTGGGATGGAATTAGCGGGAACCTTGGTTTAGACCGAATGTATCAGGGACCGAGCGTCACTAACGCGGCCAAAGTAACCCAAGTAATTGTTACAGAACACCAATATATAAAATCTGGTGAGTCATCCACACTTTTTGAAGGGTCCGTAGAAGAAGGGAAAATTGTTACATTTGATGATCCTGTGTTTGGCTTGTCTGCATCTGGCTTTACTATTTTAGAGAGTGGGGCCAATTACGCAAAACTATCTTCTGGTTCCGGAAAGCTTGCTGGAACAAAGTATACGCACAACAAGAGCCAAATCATACGTAATATCGTTTCTGCTAAAGAGCCAAATGTAAAGAAGGTTGAAAATGCTACGTTGGTATCGCTCACAAACTCTGCGGCTGTCGCAGACCGGATGAAAAATTACTATAAGCATGCTCAATCTATCCAAGCACCAGTTGTCTATAAAGGGGAATCAACAGGGAACCGTGTGTTGACGTGGGACCCATATAACAAAGAGCCAGTTACGGCTTGCATTGAAAAAGAAGACATTACCATCTCAAACACATTAAAATCAAGTTCGGAGATGCTTGTTGGATATGTACCTTTGAAAATAGAACACACTGAGATACTTGAAAATCGAGTCTTACTCACTGGATCTGGCGAGTGGGTGGCACCGGAAGGAACCACGCATGTACGAGCGGTGCTTATCGGTGGGGGAGGACCCGGTGGAAACGGAGCAAGTGGTGAGAGCATATCGTCAATGACGGACACGGACAATAAAACGAGTACAGTATTTGTCGGTAAAATGCAGCCGGGAGAGCAGGAAAATTATAGCCATTCAGCTAATGCAAATGTAGCAGCCAAATCTAGAGGCGAAGGTGGGGATGGTGGTATTGCGGGTGTTCCTGGATATGTTTATGAGGTAGACATAGAGATTTCAGAAATAAAGAAGTTTTCGTACAATTGCGGATTGGCCGGTACCATTGCTGGCGAAACAGGAGGGGAAACTACTTTCGGAGAAAATTCTTCTCAAAGTGGAGGTGTGCTTTCGGTTGGGTATACAGATTTAATTACAGGTGATAAGTATGCGGTACCTGGAGTAGAAGGAGGAAAAGGTGGGGCTGGAGGTAGCGCTGGTTCTCAAGGGGAAGATGTTGTAAGCGCGACTGGCGGAAAAGGGGCTAACGGAAACTCAGATAGTGATTCCGATAAATTAGAGACTACACTTAATGGCTGTACGCTTACAGAAATAAGTAATATGTCATATTCCATTCAACCAGTTGGTGGTGGTGGTGCAGGGGGAAATTCTGGTGATATTTCAGGAGGAAACGGCGGAAATGGTTACCGTTCTAAAGGCGAGTTGAAACCACCGGCCATTACTTCTGCTTGTCGCGCGGAGGTAAGCACATTGCGACCCGGTGACGGAGGGACTGGCGCAAATGGAGAAAATGCACAAAGTTATGGTTCAGCAGGGAATGGAGGCGGAGGTGGAGGCGGAGCCGGAGCGACTGGTGGTGCATCTGCAACGGCATCGCAAACAACGACTATTTTGGGGCGTACCTATGTAAACAGTTCTAGAAATATCCTTTGTGGTGCATTCGTCCGTGTCAATGGAGCGCGTGCAAGCGGGGGACAAGGCGGTATAGGTGGCCGTGGTATGGATGGATGCATTATTTTGTATTATGGCGTTCCCCAGAAGATAGTCTCCGGCCCAGTGAAAGATAAAAATGGCCGCGTTGTTCTTGACAAGCTTGGCCGTCGGCTAATTGTGTGAGGTGAGAAAATGGAACTGACTCTGGAGGAGCGTGTAGCGGCACTTGAGCGGAAATTATTAGCCAGAGAAGCGGCAGAAGAACCAACCGAATACTACACCAGCAAATACAGCGGTGAGGAGATCGATGCCCTCCTGGACAAGGTGGCCGCTATGGATGGAGGCGGGACATAATGCTCATCATGACAAATTGGTACATCTGCACCCCGCCTAAATTTTGCCTCGGATTCGAGGGCGACAATGAGGCTGTAGCCCTTGAAATCTCCACAGACCTCACAGACGAGTGGGACTTAATGGTGGATGTGGAGAAAGACGGTCAAAAGAATATTATCCAGCTCCAGCGCGTCGGGCAAGTGTACTCCGCCTTGCTGACGGCCTCCATGCTGGCTGATGACGGCCAGTATTTAATGCAGGTCAGGGGTACCCTCGGGGAACAGGTGCGGCACAGCAACATATTTTACGCAACTGTCCATGACTCCATTAACGCCGTAGACGCTTTCCCACCTCCTCTGCCCTCCGAGTTTGAGCAAATGGAAGAACGTATCACAGAGCTGAACCAGCACCCCCCGAGGCCTGGCCTGGATGGGTTTTGGGAGATTTGGAACCCGGATAGCGGCCAGTACGAGGCGTCGGATATCCCTTTACCGGAGGGTGGAGGAGGTACATCCTACAACATCGGGCACGGGCTAAAGCTGGACAGAGACACAAGGACGTTATCTGTGGACACAGTAAACGGCTTTGACGAGGGTGATAATACGCTCCCCATTACCGCAGCCGCGGTGCAGGAGACGGTAGGCAATATCGAAATCCTGTTAGGGACAATTTGAAAGGTGGGAAAGTATGAGTGTAGCAACTGAAATCAGCAGAATCCAAACAGCGCGGAACACTATCAGGTCAAAGGCCGTTGAACTGGGCATCGGCACAAGCACGGACGATCTGACCAAGCTGGCAACGGAAATTGAGGGAATTGAGAACAGAGGAGCGGTATCTGCTACTGTCCAAGAGGGCGATACATATACCATCCCCAAAGGCTACCACAACGGCAGTGGCACGGTGTCCGGGGTGTCCGGAGGTGGAAACTATAACCTCCAGAGCAAGACCGTCACGCCTACCAAAGCCCAACAGAACGTGACACCCGACCCCGGCTATTATGGCCTGTCCGACGTGACAGTAGCTGCCATCCCCGGGAACTACCAGGACGTATCCTCCGTTACGGCTACCGCCGCTGACGTATTGACTGGCAAGGTGTTTGTGGACAAGGCAGGCAAGACCACCACAGGTACCATGCCAAACAATGGGGCGGCGACTGAAACACTGACCCCGGAAAAACTGTCTTACACCATCCGAAGGGGTATCACAGCGGGACAGGAAAGGTGCAGATCACCCCGGAGACGAAGAGTGTTACGCCAAACAAGTCTGTCCAAACAGTGGAGCCTACAGACGGCAAGGTACTCACGTCCGTTGAGGTAGCGGCCATCCCGGAGGCTTATGTGGACACCTCTGACGGCACAGCGGTTGCCGGGGATATCCTTAATGGCAAGACCGCTTACGCAAAAGGCGCGAAGGTCACTGGCTCAATGGCAAACAATGGGGCGGTCTCCGGCGAGATTGATGGCTTGACCACAACCTCCTTTGCCGTTCCTGCTGGTTACACCACCGGGGGCTCGGTGAGCCTGACGGGCGACATTGAGGAGGCCCTGGCGGCCATTTGACGGGAGGCGTGGTATGAGTATTCAGGGCGAAATCGACCGGTTGTCCGCCGCTAAGGCAAGTATCGCAGCGTCACTACAGGCTATGGGCATAGAACCACCGGAGGGCACCACACTGGAGCAGTACGCCGCCCAGTTAGCCGCTATCGCCACGGCTGCGCCCTGGCTCTCAATCCCCGGCGGCGGCACGATGCAGATGGGGGAGAGCCTTGGCGACGGGCCGTACACAATCGAAGTAACCGAAGACGGAGAGGGCGGCGACCTCTCCGCCGAACAGGTGGGCTACAGCAATACGGGCAGCGGCCTGGAGGCTACAAACGTGCAGGGGGCTATCGACGAGCTGGCGGGCAGAGGTAGCAGCGGTGTGATCACCTTCAACGGACGATCTGGTGCAGTTGTCCCCCAGGAGGGGGATTACACGGCTAATATGGTTGGTGCTTTACCAAACAGTACAAAGCTGGCAGACCTACCAGCAGATGAAAGCCACAGAACAGTAAGCGATACAGAAAAAAGCGCTTGGAACAGCAAAGGAGATCCAGCCAAGAGTACCACAATTACTTTGCTGTCTAGCGGGTGGACGCAAGGTGGGAACGGAAGGTACAGCCAGACGGTTTCCTGCTCCATTGTGGCGGCAGACACAGCGGTAGTGAGTGTAGACGTAGCGCTGAGTGGTACAGATTTGGACGCGGACGCAGAGGCGCTGAACGCCTGGATGGGGCCATCAGCGCAGAACGCCGTGCAGGGAGCTGGGACACTGACCTTTTACGCGGCAGAGGCCCCGGCCGTCAACATCCCGGTCAATGTGGGGGTGGGATGATGGTGTTCTTGCATAGGGGCGGCCCAACTGGGGATATGGGGATCTCTGCTGGTGATTTGGAGATAGGACAGGTAGTACATCTAAATGAAAGCGGGGTCCCGATTGACTATCTGGTAGTACATCAGGCATACCGTCCAATCTATATGATGCATCGTGTGAGGGGACATGGTTGCTACGGAAGGACATCCGTGAGATGGGACCGTTTAACTCTGGTGGAGGAAATGCGCTTCCTGGTTCCAGCATTTTGAGCACTATGTCTGGATATATGAAGGACTACGATTTGCCAGTTCAAGCAGCCATTAAAACTGTGAAAGTGCCGTATTGTGTTTGGAATGGTTCTGCTACAGTTAACAGCGGAGAAAACGGTCTGCAATGCCGAGTATTTCCAATAAGCGGATATGAAATTGGATTAAATAACAGCCTGTCCTCATACCTCCCAATAGATGGAGCAAAACTATCTTACTTTATTGATGGTGATGGCGCTGATGCTAGGAGCAAAAGAATTGCGAAATTCAACATGACGAATGGGCTTTACTGGACACGTTCTCCATCAAATGCGAATAATGTTGGTAATTGGTACATCTCCGTTGATGGAAGTTATGGTAATGGCTATTCCTATAATTCCTACGGTATCCGCCCCGCCTTAATCCTCCCTTACGACTTTAAATTCCTAAAATCAGAGGTGTCCTGATGGTATATGTATCGCGCTTTTTTGTTCCTGCTTCAAGCGGTATTTCTGCGGGCGACCTTGAGGTCGGAAAGATTGTGCGGCTCAACGAGAAAGGAACCCCGGTGGACTATCTGGTGGTTAACCAGGGGATACCGGAGGACAGCCCTCTTTATGATGCGTCCTGCGAAGGGACATGGCTATTGAGGAAAGACATTTCTGAAAATCGGATATGGGATTCCGGAGAAGTCAACAACCTGGAGCAATCCGATATCCAGAGCTGGCTAAACGGCACAATGCTTTTGAAGTACGATTCTAACATTAAGTCGGCCCTCAAGCAGGTTAAAATCCCGTATCGGCAGGAAGGCGGAATAGGAGGAACAGACAGCACCGGAGCAAATGGGCTGTCTTGCAAGATTTTTCTGCTGTCCGGCTATGAAGTCGGATGGAGCACCATTACGAGCCCATACTTCCCTGTAGATGGTGCAAAACTGACCTACTTCGAGTCCGGCACAAATTCATTAGCCAACAGCAAACGGGTTGCAAATCGAAATGGTAATGCTGAAAACTGGTGGCTCCGCTCTCCGTACACCAACGATGCCAACTACGTGTGGTATACCCGAACTAACGGTGACAGCAGCATCTGGAGAGCAAACACTGACGCAGGCATCCGCCCCGCTTTGATCCTTCCTTACGACTTCCAATTTACCAAAAAGGAGGTGTCGGCCTGATGGTGTTCTTCATGTCGAGAGGGCTACCCTCCAACAAAACATATGACCCTGTGTTTGCAAACAATGACTGGGCCGCTATCATCGAGGCATGCCACGCCAATGAGGTGCCGGACACCTGGGTAGCTGATGGCTCCTGCTACAAGGACATGGACATCGGCGGCAAGGCATACCGTATCGACATCATCGGGAAGAACCACGATGATCTGTCAGACGGGACGGGCAAAGCACCGCTGACCTTCCAGATGCACGACTGCTACGATACCACCTACCAGATGAACAGCAGCAACACCAATGCGGGCGGCTGGCGGGATTGCCAGATGAGGACGCAGACCATGCCCGCGTTGAAAGCCCTGCTTCCGGCGGAGGTTCAGGCGGGGATAAGAGCAGTTAACAAACTGACCAGCGCAGGGAATCAGAGCCCAATCATTGTGACCACCAGTGATGACTTATTCTTGCCATCTGAAGTCGATGTTTTTGGATATACCCAATACTCTTTCGCCGGAGAGGGCACCCAGTATGACTACTACATGATAGGAAACAGGACAGCAAAAAATATAAATGGTAATTTAAACGCATGGTGGACTCGCTCTCCAAACGCTACAAGATCGGATATCATTTGCCTTATAGGCATCAATGGAGGGATTGGAGGCACAAACCCCATTAACTCGTATGGAGTCCCCTTCTGCTTCTGCTTCTAGGAGGTAACATGTACTTAAAAATCGGCGAAAAGCAATACAGTGTCTCCCGCCGGGTTGTGACAGAGGATACCATCAAATATCTTTCGGTCAAGCCATCGCCCGGAGAGGTGACAGGCAAAATCCAGATGTACCGGGATGATGGGTTTCTTTTGTCAGAGGATGATGCAGGGAACTATACCCAGCAGACCTACGCTGGTACGCTGCTGACCCTGACCAACAAGCCAGTCCCAGAGCCAGCTCCCCAACCGTCAGCGCCAAACATGCAGTCACAGTACGCCGCCGCTATGAGGGCCTACGCGGCCACCAGCGTGGCCATACCGGACACCTACGCCCTGGACATGCCCGATCTGTTTCCGGCGTGGGAGACTGTTTTGGAGGCAGGAGAGGAGCTCCCGGCGGGCCGTATCCTCAACGACGGCGGCCAGCTCTACCGGGTGGTGCAGGCGGTAACGCCACAGGCGGAGATGCCCCCGCACGACGACGGCATGCTCGCCATCTACCGGCCATTGACCGGGAGCACGCGGGCACAGCGGACGACCCCATCCCGTGGGTGTACGGCATGGACTGTTATGCGGGCAAGCACTACAGCTACAACGGGAAGGTCTACAAGGTGGCCGAGGGCGGGGACATGATTCCCTGCACATGGCCGCCCGACAGTCCCGGCATGTGGCAATGGGTGGAGGTGTAGCACATGGCTATCATTGTAAACGGGAAAAAAGTTGCCGGTCTCGGCCTGCCCGGTAAGGACGGAGCTCCAGGAGCAGACGGCAAGGATGGTGCACCTGGAAAATCCGCCTATCAGGCGGCAAAAGAGAAAGGATATACCGGAACCGAAGAGGAGTTTAACACCGCTCTGGCTGGTATGCAAAGTGCTCCATTCCTGCCGCTGGCTGGCGGCGTAGTAACTGGCAACCTTATATTAGGGGTAGATAGTTCTAGTGGGAGTGCCTTATATATTGGGAGTGAAAACGGAGCACAGGTTGTATTTGATTCCACGTGGGGACTTAGAGTTCTCGCAGATACGATCATTTTCGGTCAGAACTCCAATGATCAGAAGTCGCTTATTTTCCATAACGGCCAGATCAAAAACTTGTCATTGCCGGGAAGTCCAAACGACGCCGCCAACAAGCAGTATGTGGACGAGCACGCGGGGGCGAAGGTTATTTTGGGGAGCTATGTGGGAACGGGAAAATCAGGCAAAAGCAACCCTAATCAAATAACCTTAGCCGCACCCTTTAAAATACTCTGTATTTATGGCATGCAATGGCCAGATTCGTATCGAAGTATCGACAATTCTGGTACTGGCGAAACTTCTGTCATTATTCCCGGCAGCATTATCCCTACTGAGTATACAAGCGGCTTTGGTTTTTTCTACTCTAGCAACTCAAGAGATTCTTACGGTAAAAAATCAGCGGATGGAAAAACTTTCAGTTGGTATTATAACTATACTCCATCTGATGCAGCAACTGTGCAGCTTAATTTATCTCAAGTTGTATATCACTACTACGCCATAGTTTAGAAATAAGAGGTGAATTAAATATGACCATCATCCAAATTGACCCGTTGGAGACCGGCCAGCACCCGATCCAGAGCCAGAGCGGGCGGCGCGCCTGCTGGCTGGAGGGCTACATAGAGGTGCCCGCCCACCTCCATGACGCGGTGTGGGCGACCTATGGCTGGTGTGACCTCCAGATTGAGGGGGACAAGCTGGTGGGCATCACGCCTACTGAGCGGCCTCCAGAGCCGGAGCCGGAACCCCAGCCGCCCCTCGCAGAGGACATCACTCTGGACATGCTGTCCGAGCACGAGGCGCGGCTGTGCATGCTGGAACTCACCGCTGCCACATGAGAAAGGAGACGCATGACAACCGTATACAACCTCTGCAAGCTGCTCATTGACCGGGGCCGCACCGACGGCCTACAGGACAAGATGGATGTCTATCTCGCCGCCGACCGGCTTACCCCGGAGGAGTACCAGAAGCTGGCCGGGCTGCTGGCCCCGGAACAGTAATCAACAGCGGGATCGCTGAATAAAAGGATGTGAATCAAATGAGTAAGCTCATTACATATGTCCCGCTCTCGTCCGTGGAGCGGATTGAGCTGAGAGTCACCAACTGCCGCAAGACGCTCTCTCAGGTCAAGGCAGAGACCAAGGCCCATTACGTGCTCAATGGAGGCATGTGGAACCCGGATGGCACCCCCTGCCCGCTGCTTAAAGCGGGCGGGGTAATGCGCTCCGGCACGCCCTGGAGGGCGAGTGGCTACGCCTGGGACAAGGGGCCTGACATCCACATGACCTCCGAGTACGAGGGAGCGGATAACTTTATTGCGGTGACCGCCCTCGTCGCCTCCGATAAGCCGGTGGGAAAGCCCTCCTACGGCTCAGCCCAGGGAGGCAAGCGGGGGCGGAGCGCTATTGGCCTCCGTGGTGGAAGTCTAGCCCTCTACTGCTCCTCGGACGGCACCGACGCAGCAACGCCGGAGGCTCTGCGGGACGAGCTGGCCGGGCTGGGCTGGGCCTCCGCCGTTATGCTGGATGGGGGCGGCTCCAGCCAGTGCGACTTTGGCGGAGAGCGCATCACCGCCAGCCGCAATGTGCACAACTGGATTTGCGTGTATCTCAAGCAGGCGGGCCAAGCACCGCCGGAACAGGAGGACAAGCCTATGAGCAAGCACACTGTATGCCTTGACCCCGGACACGGGCCGGGCAACGTCAACGGCTCCCCGGATGGTACATACAAGGAGTGGGAGTTTACCTGGGATATGGCCCAACGCATCAAGCCGTTGCTGGAGGCCCAGGGGGTGGGCGTGGTGCTCACCAAGACGGCGGACAACTACCCCAGCCTGACGGATCGGGCCAACATCAGCAATAAGGCAACGCCGGACTGCTTTGTGAGCATTCACACTAACGCTTACGGGGAGGGAGGCTGGTCGAGCGCGTCCGGGCTGGAGATCTACACCAGCGCCGGGCCCATGACGGCGAAGCGCAATGTTCTGGCCTCCGGCCTGGTCAACGCCTTTCACGCGGCGGGAGTGACACTGCGGAGTGAGCCCATCAAGCACGAGATGTATACCGTGCTTGCCAAGACGGACGCTCCCGCCTGCCTGATTGAGTACGGCTTCCACACCAACAAGGCCGACGTGGAGTACCTCAAAGATACGAAGTACCGGGACAAGCTGGCCGAGGCCACCGCAAAGGGTATCTGTGACTGGCTGGGCGTGGCCTGGCAGGGCGAAACGGGAGCGGACAACGCGGAGGATACCCCGGACGTTTGGGCCGCTGATGCATGGCAGAAGGCCAAGGACAAGGGCGTGCTGGACGGCACCCGGCCCCGCGATAATATGACCCGGCAGGAGCTGGCCGTGGTGCTGGATCGGCTGAATCTGATTTGATGGAGGTACATATCATGGACATTTCTTCTTTGGGTATCACTGGAGTAGCGGTTATCACTGTGATCTGCTTCCTGGCCGGCCAGGTGGTCAAGGCCACTGGACTGGACAATAAGTGGATTCCCATCATCTGCGGTGCGTTTGGCGCGGCGCTGGGCATCCTCGGCATGTTTATTATGCCCGAGTTCCCGGCCAGCGATTATCTTACTGCCGCTGCCGTTGGGATTGTGAGCGGCCTCGCGGCCACTGGTATCAATCAGGTCTATAAGCAGTTGACTAAGGAGGGCTGATGCCCATGGAGTGGGTAGGCCCACTGATTTCCGGCGCGGCTGTGGTCTTGGTGGCGATTATCGAGGCCGTCGCCGCGCGGGAGCGGAAACGCATCAAAGCGGACAATCAGAAGAGCGATGCCCTTATGAATGGGGTACAGGCTCTGCTAAGACGCGAAATCATTGCCGAGTACAACCACTACTCCGAGCAACGCTATATCCCGATTTATGGGATGGAGAACGTGCTGGACATGTACAATGCCTACAAGGAGTTGGGTGGGAATGGGATGGCGGCAAAGCTGGTCGAGGCCCTGAAACAACTGCCAACGGAGCCGCCGGAGGTCGAAAGGACGTGAGTGAATGAGCGCAAAGGTGAAGCTGCCCCCAGAATTGGCGAACCTCTTGCGCTCAGAGCTGGAGACGGCCATCTATGAAGCCGCCCTGCACCGGGACGATGAATTGATCGCCAAGCGCCGTATCATCGACAAATGGGCGGAAATGGACATTGCGGCGGAGCTTGGATGGGAGCGGTCCACGGTATCCAAGCATATCCCGTACATACTGAATGAAGTGAAACGGGTGGCAAACAGAATAACAAAGTTAAAAGGAGTCGGGAATTAACCCGGCTCCTTTTGCTTTGTCCATTTCATTAAGTCTTCGCAATCCTTTTCCATTCTTGTGTAACTCTCAATGTTTCGAATACTTCGCATCGCGCAAAAACCACACACCAACGCGCAAATAATCCCGCCTACGATTGAAAACATCCGCCCGGATACAACACCCCATACAAAATTACCAGAACCGTATGCTACAGCAAATAAACAGAAAAGAATCAATAACTTGCAATTTCTGATTTCCTTTTTATACATCCATATCACCTCTATGTAATTTAATTATATGCTAAAATCCTGAATTTGCAAGGGGAATCAACCTCCGGTCAAATATAGTCACAAAAAGTCACATAAATCGAACAGGACTAACACAAGTACCCTCTGGAACGCCACCCAGCCGGGGTATTTTTATGCGACAATATAGACATGGAGGACGTGAGGATACAGGGTTGGTACACGTCGCCGCCCTCCTCACGGACTCCTTATTTTATGGACAAGGACGTGTTGGATATGACTCTAATCGAGAGAATGGTAGCCGCTGGCATGTCCCGCGATTGTGCCGCCGAAACAGCGATGTGGTACATGGCACAGGGAGATGACGAGGGCCTAGAGGATTACGTAACCGCATTGGAGGCGGGGAGGGAGGCGCGTCAGTATGGCGTTTCCTAATTACACATACCCGGCTTATGGGGCCTACAATCCTGTTACCCCGTTTGCTCCGGCTCCACAAGTATATCAGCCCAGCAACCTACTCAGCAACCCTCACAGACCATTCAGCCACAGAGTAATGTAAACACACAGCCCGCTTTTTTCTGCCGTCCTGTGGCCTCCAGGGAAGAAGCGCTGGGTGTTCCGGTTGACTTCATGGGTGCTCCCATGTTTTTCCCCGACCTCGCTCATAATGTGGTCTATATGAAACGATTCAATACCAATACCGGAGCTGCTGATGTGTTTGAGTTCCACGGCCAACAGCAGGCAAAAGAACAGCAGGCAGAGAACCCGGCCCCCGCTTTTGCACCGCTGGATGAATTTATGGACATGAAGGACACCATCAACAATCTGAAAGACGAGATAGAACGACTGAAAAAGCCCACGTCTGGCGGAAAGGCAGGGAAAAAGAATGATGCCTCCGATGAATAATCCCATGATGGCCATGCTCCAGATGGCGCGGAACGGCGGGAATCCCATGCAAATGCTCCAGCAGATGGCTGGACAGAATCCGCAGGCAGCTCAAGCTATGCGGCTCATTCAAGGGAAAAACCCGCAGCAGCTTCGCCAGACTGCGGAAAACATGGCAAAACAGAGGGGAACCTCCGTTGAGGAAATTGCACGGCAACTAGGTATACCCATGAAATAAAATAGAGCACTTCTTTTCAGTTTTTCGGTGTCTTGACAAAAAACCGCTCTTTGGAAACATCCGGGGAGCGTACGGCCCCGATGTAATAACTGACAAAGGAGTATATACAATGGATAACGATTTTGCGACTGGCTATGCTCTTGGCTCCGACTCCAACGGCGGCAACTGTAACAATGGCGGCTTTTGGGGTGGCGATGGCTGGTGGGCTATCATCATCTTCGCCATGATTTTTGGCTGGGGCCGCGGCGGCTTCGGTGGCTTCGGCGGCGGTGGTGCCAGCACCGATCCCGGCCTCCAGGGATTGGCTACTCGCGCCGATGTCAATGAGGCCATTGCCTTCAATGGTGTGGAGCGCGGCATCTCTGCTATCCAGCAGGGCATCTGTGACAGCACCTATGCCCTGAACAACAGCATCACCAGCGGCTTCAACAACACCAATGTGGCGCTGCTTCAGGGCTTCAACGGTGTCCAGTCTCAGATGTGCAACATGGCCGCTCAGGCTCAGGATTGCTGCTGCCAGACCCAGCGCGCCATCGACGGCGTGAACTACAACATGGCGACCAACACCTGCGCCATCCAGAATACCATCCAGGGCAGCACCCGCGATATTCTGGAGAACAACAATTCCAACACCCGCGCCATTCTGGATTTCCTGACTCAGAGCAAGATTGATTCTCTCCAGGCGGAGAACCAGTCCCTGAAGCTGGCCGCCTCTCAGGCCAACCAGAACAGTTATCTGACCGCCACTCTGGACGCTCAGACCTCTGAACTGATTCGGCGCATCAATCCCATGCCCGTGCCCGCTTACCAGGTGCCCGCCCCCTATCCCTATTGCGGGACCTACAACAACGGCTGCGGTTGTGGCTGCTAAACTTACGAGGAATCCTCGTAAGTTGGTCTTCCGGCTTTGCCGTGACTATTTCGGGGCGGCGGGCTAAGTGTCTGCCGCCCCTGATTTTTGGAGGTATTTTATGTCTTGTAAGCCTGTTTGCCGCCTGTGCGACAACCTGGTGCTAAGCCAGGCGGTCACCTTTACTGGCGGGAATCTTGAAATCAATCTGCCTGCCGGTGCCTACAACAACGGCGGAAAGTATTGTATTGTGGTAGCTCAGTCCATCCCGGCCACAACTACCATCAATGCACCTGTGTACATTACTATTGGCACTGGGACAGAGCTATATCCCCTTACCAAGCGTAACTGCGCTCAGGTGACTGCCTGCGGAATCCGCACCCGTACACGCTACTCCGTATGCGTTACGACTACCCCCACCGGCGGCTCGTTCCGCATGTTGGGGCAGCCCTGCTGCTCTCCCAGTAACAATCTTGCCAGTATTGACGGCGGTGCTGCACCCGCCCCTACGGCGTAAGGAGGGGTCAAAATGAAACGATCTACTCGGATGATGCTCATGTCCAGTGGCAACAATCGCCGCTACAACGACGGACGGAGCTACGACAACTACGATGTCGATGATAAGTTTCGTGACCGCCGTGGCCGGGAGCATTACGACAATGGCCGTTATGCACCGCGCTCTGAGATGATGGAGCCGGAGGATCGGGGCTATCGCCGTTACTCTGATGGGCGTTTTGCCCCACGGAACGATGGCGGTATGTGGTAGAGAGCCGATACTGGGATGATCGGATGTACGGTCCCCGGTCTCACTACGGCTACCCCTACGTCCCCCCGGTCTATCGAGGATGGGAGCGCATACACAGAGCGACGGGAGATGAATCGTCCCATGAACAAAATCGGATTCGCTATCTCTGGCGAAGGTGAAATGAGGACTCCGAGAGAGTTTGACCATGACTACCGCATGGACGAGATGGCATACAGAAAAGGTGGAGAACATATGACAGGTTATGGGGCATCTTCCAGCTATATTCCTTTCACCAAGGAGATGGCCGATGAATGGTCTAAGCATATGGACAACGAGGATGGCACCCGTGGCGCTCACTGGACGCTGGAGCAGGCCAAACAGGTCATGGCCCAGCGTGGGATTGAGTGCGACCCCATCCAGTTCTGGGCGGCCCTCAACATGGTCTATAGTGACTACGTTAAAGTAGCCAAGAAGCACGGTGTCGGCGATAAGATTGATTTTTATGCCGACATGGCAAAATCGTTCCTCTGTGACAAGGACGCACCGGAGGACAAACTGGCCCGCTACTACGAGTACATCGTGAGGGGCTAAACAAGGGGCGGGGGCAATAGCCTCCGCCCTCTATTTTTGAACTTTTTCATCGGTTTGCTATTTGCACATATTTACACCGAAAGTTACGCACTAGCTACATACTAGCTACAAAAAATCCTGTAAGCATTGCAATCACTAGCTTTATTTTCACTACGAATTACAAACACATTAAAAGTCAATCTAATTTTACAACTAAAAACACTAGAATAGCAAGAAGAATGCACAATAAAAACAACTTTTTCGAACTTTTTGTGCGCTGTTCTATTTGCACATATTTAAGAAGAAAGTTACAAATACTTAGGAAACCTTCTGGATCTCTTTAGCCAAAAACGAAACATCTACGTGCGTATAGTGCTCGGTAACATCTCCATCGGAATGCCCTAAGATGCGCTTTATAGCGACTTCGTCCACCCCGGCCATTCTCATCCGAGACGCGGCGGTATGTCTGCACCAATGAGGGGTGGCGGAAGGGAGTCCTAATTCTTCCATAACTTTAGAGAATAGCGGGCGGTATTTGTATGCGGGGATTGCATTCCCGTCATCATCACAGATAATAGTTTTACCGTCTATGGACAGCCACTTGGTCAGATAGGGCATGATTTTAGGGTGCACCGGGACAATCCGATTTTTCCCGGCCTGTGTTTTTAGGCCGCCCTGCAAATAGTCCCCATCTGGATGATAGGAAAATCTGGTGAGCCCCAAAAACTCAGATACTCGGAATCCAGTATAACATAGCATTAGTACGGTATCGGCCCAAGGGAATCCAGAGGACGCCAGGTTCTCCAATTTACGAATTGTGATATCATCAAAAGCACCCTTTTCGTGCTTTGCTTCAACTCCTGGAAGTTCCACAAAAGCGGAATAGTCTTTATACACGATATCGCGCTCTGTTGCGTGCTTAAAAAGTGCTTTCATAAGCATTTTGTCATTGCTAATACTAGATTTCGATAATCCGTTTGCCTCGTCTTGGTCAATAATAGATTGTAGGTCGTCAATCGTAACCTTGCACATATCCTTCTTTTCTAGCACACAGAGGCGCGCCCAAGAAGCCTTATAGCTGGCGATAGAGGCGGCTCCTGCCTTTGCATACTTTTTGGCAGACCACTGATTGTATACGTCTCCCCAGGTAACGGCGAGTGACTTTGCCGGGATATTAGATGCCAAATATTTATCGAGAGCCTCCTGTGCTTCTTTGGCAGTTCTGTGGTAGGATAAATACTTTTGCTTCCACAGTCCGGGCCGCTCCAAATACGACACCCTGACGGCGTATCGGTTTCTGCGGTTCGGGCCAAGATTTACAATACTTCCAGTTCCGTTCGCTCTTCTCATTGACTTTTCCCCCTATTCTGGTAAAATAAAGGGGTGATATGGCACCCAAACCTTATCACCCCTATGTGAGCCGTCCCTGGTGTTGGTAGCACCGGGGGCGGCATTTTTATTGCGCCTTTTTCAGTTTCTCCATTTCACGGTTCAGCTTCTTCCCCATAGCCTCAAGGGCAGTGATCCGAGTGTCCATGACCTCCATGTCGTCCAGGTGCTCCAGTTTCTCCAGGATGGCGCTCTGGCCCTCTGCGAGCAAATTAAACCGCTTTTCAAATTTGGTTTCCATCATCATTACGGTGTTTTTGGTGATGCGCTGTTCAGCGTCCGCGATAATGGATTGGATTGCCTGCAAATCTTTTTTGTCCAACATACGTAAAATCTCCTTATTGTTCACTCTAAGCCAAACTGCGCTTTATTGACTACTTTGCCATCTTGGAACATCACATTTGCGTTAGCCCCAATAGACCCTTTACCTTCCCACATCCACATTGTAGTTACATATTCTGACCCAATGCCAAGATCTGATTCGGATAGCAGTTCTCCTTTCGATCCAATAATCGAAACTACTTCGTCGTATGTCATCCCATTTTTAATCTGGTTAAACTCATCTAAGCTAATTTTCTCGTCATTATAGGTAACTGCTTCCCCAAAAACATCAAACATAACTTTATCGCCAGTGACAGTAAGATATATTTCTCCAGCTTCTGACTGCTTGAGGTAAATGGCGCATCGTGTAGTATCTTGGAGTAATGGAGCATTCTTAGATAGCTCGACAAGAGTTGATTTAATATCCTCCAGTTAGCTGGCGCAGACCCCGCTTCCTTCGCTTCTTGTATAAGCGCGGCTATGTCAGGGTCATAGATACTCACTGTGGTCATATCTCCAAATAGGGAGATCTCTATAAATGAGGTATCACAGAAGGACGAGAATGTAGCAGTGATATTGTCTTTTATTGGGTCACTTTCGGGTGTGGCTACAATGGTCTGTTCCGGGGGAGGGCTTTTGCTCACATCTACTGTTGACTCAGCAGTACAAGCGGACAGCGGGATTATTAGCGCCAATCCCCAAGCGGCCATTCTTTTCCATCCCATTTCCCATTCTCCTCTCTATTTTACCGCACTCTGGCGGTTCTTTTACGCTCATGCAAAAGTCCGATAATCCGTGCATTATATCGGAAGGCGATCAAACGCGCACAGAAAATTTACACTTCTTTTTTGGTGATATTCCCATCTTGAAAAATGGAACTAATGTTCTATAATAATAGTCAACAGAAACAAATTTTCCAGCATCGACAAAACCTGACAGAATATAAGGTAAACAGGGCGTATAGTGCAAACAGAGGCTACAAAATGTGCCAAAATTAGAAAAATTACATAGTTCTGATTGGGAGTGGCACAAACTGGGAGGATGGTGCAGAATGACGCCGAAAGAAAAATTGCTAGAGTCGATCGAAAGGCTTATATCCGCAATGGACGAGGAAAAATTAAAAAATGTTTACCAGTTTGTCCTGCACATTTCTAAATAGCACCGATACCATGCCGTCCCCTTATTCGGGGGACGGCTTTTCTTTTTGCATTTCTTCTACAAGCATATTCGCCATATCGGCCAACATTTGCCATTGGTCAACGGATAATCTTGACATAACCGAAATTAGACGGTGCTTAAAGTCTGGCTCACCATTGAGCAGGTCGCCGAAAAATGCGGAAAGCTCCTCGTTCCGACTCCTCTGCAAAAACATTGGTTCCGCCCCGTTCTTTAACCAGTCCTCATTTACGTTGAACTCTCGGCAAATAAGATCCACAAACAGTGGCTTTGGCTCCACCTTGTTAAGTTCTATATTCGTAATTGCTCCCCGCGTAACTCCGAGCCTTTTACCAAATTCTTCTTGCGAAATCCCCAGTGCCAAACGCACAGCTTTAATTCGTTCATTCACATGATCACCCCCTTGCTACATTAGATATTATACTATTCATTTTCTGTATTGTCAATACAAACAAAGTAATATAATTTCAAAAAATGTATTGACAATACGAAAAAATAGGTGTAGAATGTATCCAGAAAACGAATGAGAGGGGTGACAATATGAGCGAAAAAGAGCGCAATATTGCCGAAAGCCTGACGCGTGCTTGTGAACTTCTTCCCGACGGAAAGAAAGAGTATTTGATCGGGTATGCAGAAGGCGTAGCAGCTATGGCGGAGAAGGCCAAGGAGCACACCAATGGAGAAAAAGAAGCCCGCCCCTGACGGGGCGGAGAAGGAGGGAATATAATGATCGAGTCCAAGCATGTAATAATCAATCACCTCAACAGGTGGGTGGAATCATATGACATCGTAAAAGAATGGGATTCCGACGGACATATCATCCGACAGGAAGTGGTTAATTATCGGCGCGAATGGACCTAATCACGAATCCAGCCCCGGAGTCACGAGGGAAAAATAAGCGCCCCGGCCGGTGTGCGACCACCGACCAGGGCATGACACCACGTACCGAAGCTACGAGGTATCGGAGACAGTATATCACATCCTCCGGCCTCTGGCAAGATTGGAGGATTTTTTATGACCAAAGATGGGCAACTCAACGAGAGTAGCACGAAGCGGGAGATTGAGAACCGTTTCGCAAATGCACGCCGCGTCATGGACGACCTATGCCGGGCTTACTATGGGATGACTTGGGATGAGCATGAGCGGCTCCACGGGGAGAAGGGAGGCGAAAACGATGAGGCCAAGAACCAGAGCGCGGCCGCCGATCCCAACGGACGCTGAGATACTAGCGTATGACAATGTTCCAGTGGACGTTGCGGCCCGGTATTTAGACTGGCCGGAACAGACGGTAAGGCTGGCGCTCAGAGAGGGCCGGGCAACCTTCGGGATTGCGGTCAAGGACAAGGCGCTTACATACAAGATCAGCCCCGGCGGGCTGGTTAAGTACAAGCGAGAGGGCGTACCGTGCTTTGACTACGAAACCATCGTACACATGATACGGACTGCGGTGGCGAGCACCATTCAAAGCGAAATGAGCGATTTCAAGACAGAGCTTTTCAACTAATGAAAGAGAGTGAAAATTATGGGAGCACAAACCGAGCGCGACAGGCGCGCAAAGGCGTACAGCTACCGGGCCTACCGCCGCCGGGTACAGCAGGCGCAGGCGGTGGCTCAGCGGGTGCAACTGGCGGTGGTTGCCGGAGCGGCGCTGGTGCTGGCTATTCTGGTGGCGGTTAGCCTATGAAGAAACAACTGATCGTGACCACTGTATACCTATTCTTTTTGTTGGCACTGGTTGCACTAGTTGAAATCGTCTGGAACCAAGAGCCGGAGCAGCCAGTCATTGAAACCCCGGCGGCAACCACCACCCCGGCCCCCACGCCCACCGGCCCGCTCACCATCCAGATCACCGGCCTGGAGGGCGCGGAGAGCATCGACGACGTGTGGGCGGCCATCACTATCCCGGAGCAATAAAAAGCGCCGCTCCCCGGTGTGCGAGACCGAAGAGCGGCAAGGAAAACGATATATACCTTATTATCAGGGAAAGGAGCTGATTTGTCAATGGGGATTACACAGGAAACGCGCCGCGAGGCGTATCAGGATATCCAGATGGCGGCCAGCAACCGCCGCAGGCTGATCTACACCACCCTGCGGGAGCGGGGGCCGATGACGGCGGAGGAGCTGGCGGACACCCTCGGATTTGTTGACAAGAACGCTGTCCGGCCCCGCCTCACGGAGCTGAAGGCCCTGCGGCTGGTCAGCGTCATTGATAGGCGCAAGGCCAGGAGCGGGAAGAAAACCGCGGTCTGGGCCGCGCTGGAGGAGGGGAAGAAGGCATGATTTGCACAAACCCGTTATGTGACACGCAGGAGAAGGCTCCAACAGGCTATTGCGCCCGGTGTGGGGCTGACCTGTACTCCTATGACACCGGCGCTATCTGTACTGAGTGCCAGGAGGAAATCAAGGCCCCGGAAACGGTTGTGGAGTATGCGGAGGCATGGCCCAGGAAGTGGTTCAAGTTCATGTGGGATATCATCAATGAGGACTACATGAAGCCGGTGCTCCAGCAGTTTAAGGAATACTGCGAGGGCGGCGACGCGGATGGCCCCGACTTTGAAAGCTGGGCGGAAAGCTGATGGCGACCTTACTATTTTTTGACCAGGGGCACAAGTACACCCTGGACGGGGTGGAGCTGCCCAGCGTCACCACGATTACTCGATTTCTTTCCTACGATTACAAGTCCGCTTCCCCCTGGCTGGCGCAGACGGCCGCCCGCCGCGGCTCCGATGTTCACGCCGCCTGCGCCATGCTGGATTATGGAGAGGAGCCGGAGACGGATCCGGAGATTTCCGGGTATCTCAAGGCATATCTCCGATTCCTCATGGATTATCAGCCGGACTGGGAGGGAATTGAGACGCCCCTGTATGACCCAGGCATGCTCTTCGCAGGGACGCCAGATCGCTGGGGGCACATCAACGGTCGCCGCGTCCTGGTGGATATCAAGACCGGCGTCGTTCACCGCCACGCTGTATCCGCGCAGTTGGCCGGATATGAGCTTCTTATCGGCGGATTTGCCCCAGAAGAGACCTACGCCTTGAGACTGGACAAGTCCGGGGTGTACGAACTCATCCCTATCCGGGCGGACGCAGACCTGTTCCTGTGGTGCTTCAACATCCACCGCGCATTGAAGAGGAGGATATGATGAACGAACTCACGTTATATTCCTACGATGCCGCCCCTATGGCGTCGAGCGAAAGCCCCGCACCGGGGATTATACCATCTCCGTCTTTGGCGGCCCCCCGTCCACACTCCGCCGAGGCGTGGATTTTGGCATGATCCGCCGGAAGGATGGCAGCGCACAGACCAAGCACCCAACTCTATTCAAGTCTGGCGCTGAAAAGGTGGCTGTGGCCTATGGCCTCTGCCAGAGGTACCACTTGGAGAGCAAGGTTGAGGATCACAGCGAAGGCTTCTTCTTTTACTGCGTCCGATGCGATCTGGTGAAGATCGTAGACGGCCAGGAGTACACGATTACATCCAGCTACGGCTCCGCCAATACAAGAGAGGGACGGAACGGCCGCCAGTCCCCTTACGACGGAGCCAACAGCGCCATTAAGATGGCTCAGAAGCGCGCTCTGGTGTCCGCAGCCCTGTCTCTTGGCTGCATGTCGGACAGCTTCACGCAGGACATTGAGAGTGACACAGAGGAGGCCGGCGTCTACTTCAACAACCAGAACCCGGATGCACCCATTACGGCGGCCCAAGTGAAGTTCTTTTACGCCGCCGCCGGCCGACATGGCCTGACCAAAGCTGATGCCAAGTCTCTTCTGAGGCGGCATGCTGCGCCAGCGCCAAGGACATCCGAGCCAAGGATTTTGACGCAATCCTTGCCGACTTGGATGGAGGCGGGAACGGTGAGGTGGAGGGAAACAATGCTCAATAGAATCATTCTCATGGGCCGCCTGACCCGCGATCCCGAGCTGCGCCAGACGCAGAGCGGGGCGTCTGTGGCAAACTTCTCCCTGGCGGTGGATCGGGACTTCAAGGACAAGCAGACCGGGGAGAAAACCACGGACTTCATCGACATCGTGGCTTGGCGCAGCTCCGCCGAATTTGTCTCCCGCTACTTCGCCAAGGGCCGCATGGCCGTGGTGGAGGGCCGGTTGCAGCTCCGGGACTGGACGGACAGAGACGGCAACAAGCGCCGCACCGCCGAAGTACTGGCCGAGCATGTCTACTTCGGCGACTCCAAGCGGGACGCGGAAGGCGGTGCGGAATCCGGCGGAGCCTATACACGCCCCCGGCGGAACCGGGGTCTGGTGGGGCGGAGTTCGAAGAGCTGACGGATGATGACGGAGAGCTGCCATTTTAATCTACAACGCTTCCAGGCGTATCGGCCATAAGAGCCAGGGCGAACAGGGATAGACGGCGGGGTGTGCCCCGTGCA